TCGTTGTGGGAACCGTTGACGGTGCGGATCAGCCCGTACTCGTTGGCGCGGATCTTCTCGCCCGGGGTGGCCTTGGTGACGCTGCCCCCCACGGACAGCCAGCGTTGCGCCGGGGTGCCGGTGGAGATGTCCAGCGCGGTCCCGCCGATGTGGTTGGACGTGTACCAGGGCCAGGCGGCCAGCGGCCCACCGTGGTGCAGGTACTGGTCGTGGAGGTACTCCTGATCCTGCTGCGTCCGGCCGGCGCCCATGCCGGAGACGCCACCCTCGGGGCATCCGTCGGCCATGGCACGGAGGTAGGCCGCTGCGAAGTCGGCACGGAGCCACTGGCCCTTGGTGTTGATCACGAACCTGCTGGCGACGGAAACAGGCATGCGAAAGTGCCCCCTCTCAGGGGTTCGACGGTGGAATGGGTCAGGCGATGGTGCGGCTCAGGCGAGGAGCCCACGGGGGACGGGCGGGCGGCGGCGGCGTAGCGCCGGACTCGATCCAGTCATGCACGGCCGAGACGTGTTCGATCATCTTGGCGCGCTGCTTCTGCTCGCTCTCGGACTCCCGCTTGAGGGTCTCGACCTCGCGCTTCAAGGTCTCGACCTCGCGCTCAGCCTGAGCCAGCCGCTCCCGGTCGAGCTTGAGTGCGTCGACCTCGGCCCTGAGTGTCTTGATCTCGATGTTCGCCCGGTCCAGCCAGTCCGACGCCATGTCTGTGACCTGGTCGGTGATGTCGGCCCGGAGCTTCTTGTCGGTCCGCTTGTCGCCGGAACGGCCACGGACGAGGGTGACGATCGCACCGATCACGGAGGCGATGAAACCACCGCCCAAGGTGCCGATCAGGACGAGGATTACCTGCTCGCTCATTCGCCGTCGTCCTTGCGCTGCAGGGACCGCCACGCCATCCAGAATCGCCACCCCATGATGCCGGGGACGGACAGCAGCGGCTGCACCAGGAGCCTGATCCCGGTCTGCCAGGACCCACCGACGGCGAGGATGCTCAGACCGGCGATGATGTTGGCGAAGGCGAGACCGTAGACCGCCCAGACGGTCACCTGTCGCCTGATGACGATGATCCCGAGCAGCCCGATCAGACCGCTGACGATCACCAGTGACGAGTAGGCCTGAGACCACCATTCGCCGATCGCGTTGACGATCGACGGTGAGCCGGCGAACCATACCCCGGCCACGCCGACCACTGCCGATCCCAGGCAGTACGTCCCCACGAGCCAGTCCGGCCACCTGTTGGGCATGTGTCGAGGCATCAGCTAGCCGACCATTCGGGCTGAGATCCAGCAGACGTAGGAAGCGCCTTGGATGGTGCCCGCCGTCTCGAAGTTGACGTAGGCGCTGATCACGTCCCCGGCGGTGACCGGGATGTCCTTGGCGACCAGCAGGGCCACGCGGTCGGTCGATTCGAGTTCGTCACGGACCAGCTCGACGCCGGCACCCGCGGAACCCGACCCGCGCTCGATCACCAGCGAGCGGCGGAATGCGGTGCCGAAGGAGTTCACGACAAGGCCACAGGTGAGCATCATCACGCCCGTAGATGGTGCGGTGATCAGCCCGTTGGCCCCGTCGAACATCGCCACCGTGTCGTAGTCCTCGGTGAACCCGACCATGCGGGTTGGGGTGTTCGCCACAGCCGCCGACGGGTTGGCGCTCAGGTGCCCGTGACACCTGCCCGAGCTCGTCGCCGCATTGAGCGCGGCGGCGGATAGGACGGTTCCTGCTACGAAGGTCATCGGGTCTCCTAGGGTGCGAGCAGGAATCCGGAATCAAGTACTCCCTGAACCGGGTCGTCGAGGATGAACAGCGTCGAGTACACGTCCGGGCTGAGCTTGAACGTGATCGACCACTCGGTGTGGCTGATCGTCATATCCCGGCCCTCGACGATGCCGATGATCGTTGTGGGCATCCACGCCAGACCGGGGCTGAAGGTGATCCGGCTGCCCGGGATCGCATTGACCAGGGCGGCACGCTGCGGCTCGGTGAGTCGCGGGTTCAGCAGGTTGACGGTGACCGTGGGGCAGCGGGCCCCGTTGCTGGCCGTGTTGACCAGCCAGTCCGCGTAGCTACGATCGGATGCCCGATCGGCATGGACGCCTTCCAGCGCCGGGCCGGTCTTACGTTCACCGTCAGGCCGGGTCGCGGTGTAGGTGCTGCCGTCCGGCCACGTGAGGGTGACGTCTGAGCACCATGTGCCGTTGTCGTCGCGCCAGTTCAGGTCGTTGGCGATCGTCCCGGCGGGGATGGCGACCGGGGCGGAGCTTGGCGGGAATGGGACCCATCTGAGGTAGCCCGTCTTGTTGTCTACCAACCGGGCACCCATGCCGGTCGCCAGGGCGCTGATCGCGTCGGCGGCACTGCGACCATCCAACATCGGAAGGACGGACTGGCCGCCCGGGTCGCCAACGACGCTACCTGCCCCGGCGTAGTACAGCATCGTGGTTATCGCCGATTGCCAAATCGTTGCGCGCGTTCCGAGCAGGCCCGCTGCGAACTCCTCAATGAAGGTATCGGCAACGTAGGAGTCGATCAGGATGAGGTGACCGGCACCCCATTTCGCGCCCCCCGAAAGGGTGGGGTTGATGATGATTTTGGTTGGCGAATCGAGAACGTTGCCGCTGACGGCTAGGACCGTGCCATCCACTGACCCGGCGAAGTAGTCGGCCCCGGCGTAGATGAGCGAGCTACGAACGCCCACCACGGCCGGGTAGGAGGTGATGGCCACACCACCCTGGAGCAGCCCACCGCTGAACGTGAGCTTGGCTGCGTCCCCAGTGACCAGGTCCTTGAATCCGCCCATCAGGGCGCAGTTGGCTGTGGGTGCCGAAGTGAGGACCATCAGAGCAGTCCATTCGTCACCGACGCTCAGGCCGCCGACCGTGAGGGTCAGCCCGCCAGAGCCGGACGTGAACAGAGGGTGGTTATCGGTGCCCTCATCCATCCGCAGCAACGTGCCCTCGCCCCACCCCGCGCCGCCGTTGTCGACGATCGTCGGGCTTCCGATCAGCGCCGAAGCGGGACTGGCCGACTCGCGCAGCGGGAGATGTAGGACTACGCCCGCGTGGGACTTCACATGCTCGTCGGAGGCCTGGTGGAACGTGTAGCCGGGCAGTCCCCCCAGCGAATCGGAAGCAGCCACCCGGCAGATCGCAGCCTTGCCGGTCGAGTCGGTCACCGAGTCCGCCGCCCATGCCGTGACGGTGCCCTCGAAGAACGACCGCCATGCCCCGTTGAACCAACCCCAGACCCGCAGGCCGGCGCCCGAGGTCACGTTCGGGAAGTACGGCGAGGCCGGCAGGGACGGGCTGAACCGGCCGTCGGAGTTGTCCAGCGTCAGCCCGATCGTGCCGGGGCTGATTGCATCGCCGGACTCGTTGTCACGCCCGTCGCTGTACTCGATGCCCCGCGCCAGCTTCAGGTAGGCGGAGACGTCCACCCAGGTGGCCCCGGTGAACCTGATGCCAACGTACAGTTTCGGACTCATCCCAGACCCAGCCCTTTCCCGTTGAGGTTCGCGCGGTACTTGTGGGCAGCCGAGACCCACTTGCGCATCAGCGCGTCGGTGTCGGTGAGCGGGTCAACCTTCATGTCGAGGACGATCGTCACACCGCCACCGCCACCCATTGAGCCAGGACCGGCGCCCATCATCGCCCGGGAACGGGCCTGTGAGACGACCGTGCCAGCCCTGTCAGGAACCCAGAACTCGTCCTTGTGGAACTGCGCGATCTCACCCACGCGGGGACGACCACCGACCCGCCAGGACGACACCTGAAGGCCGTGCGCCGAGCCCTTCTTCAGCTGGATGTTCGTCACGCCCGTCTTCTTGACGTGCGCCTCGATGTTGACCTTCTTGCCCTGCAGGCCGGCGATCTTGTCGCGGAGGGTCTTCACCTTGGCCGAGGACTCGGAAGCCCCGTTCGCCTTGGCGTCGACGATCTTGCCTTTGAGCGTCTTGATCTGCGAGTCGAGCGCGGCGACCATCTTCTTCGCCTTCTCCGCGCCCTTCGCCTCGACCGTCGGCTCAACCTTGTCGGGAATGCCCTGCAGTCCGTCCGCCCACTTCTTGGTGGCCGTGGCGGCGTTCTGGACTCCCTTCCCGAACGCCTCCATGTCCTTGTTGCCGGTCAGCCGGCCAATGGCCTCGATGACCTGCCCGAGCCCGTTCACGGTGTCCGCGTTGGACATGATCCAGAACTTCATCACGGGCAGCAGGACGCTGTTCCAGAACCAGCGCAGCATGTTGCCGAGCCCGTCGAAGGCGGACTGGTTGTCCTTCACGAACTGAGTGGCGCCCTGGAGTGCCGGGACCAGCACCGAGTTCATGAACCCGGCACCCTCGGTCAGCAGCGGCAGCAGCATCGACCCGAGGGTGACCGAGAGCCCCTGCATGGCGGCGTCGAACTTCTTCTGCTCTTCCTTGTTCTTCTTCAGCGACTCCAGCTGCTTGCCGGACAGGGTGTTACCGGTCTTGTCCGACTGCTTGCCGAGTTCCTTCAGCCCCTCGGCGCCACGGTTCAGGAACGGCAGCATGGCCACCCCGGACTTGCCGAACAGCTTCATGGCCAGCGCGCTCTTCTCGGCGCCGTCGGGCATCTTCGAGAACTTGTCGGCGAGCTTGGGCATCAGCTGTGCCATCGGCAGAACCTTGCCGTGGGCGTCGGTGAAGCTCATGCCCATCGTCTTCGCCATCGCCGTCGTGAGTTTGCCGGTCGAGGCAGCCTTGGCGAGGTTCTTCTCCAGAATGGTCAGGCTCTTCGCACCGGTCGCGGCGTTGACGCCGGACTCCTTCATGGCGAAGCCCATCCGCGAGGACTGCTCGGCGCTCATGCCGGTGATCCGGGACAGGGTGCGGGTCTCGCCCGCCACCCGCTTGAAGGTGTCGATCGACTCCTTGCCGAACTTGACCGCGATCGCCGCGCCGGCCACGGCGGCACCGATGGCCAGCCCACCCAGGGCGAGCCCGGCAACCTTCGCCTTGCCCCTGAAGCCCTCGGCATCCTTCACCGCGCCCTTGAAGCCCTGGCCGACCTTCTTCAGGGCGCCGACCGCACCACGGTCCTCGCCGAGGAGGACGAACTTGATGCTCTTGGTGATGTCAGACATGGCGGCCCTTCCTTGCGTCCTCGACGAACTCGATCGCCATCTCGAACTGCCACCAGGTCAGCGCCTCAACGTCGGCAGGGGTCCATGCGAAGTGCTCACAGATCGCCATCTGCCAGCGGTAGAGCAGCACAAGGACGGGCTCGAACGTCGCCGGGGCCGGACGCGCCGAAGCGGTCGAGTACTCCCGGCTCGGAACGAACCCGCCTAGGCTTTTCCCGCCTCGGTATCGCCATCCTCAACGTCGTCATCGTCGACGAACGGCGCCTCGAAGCCGGTCGAGTCGACGTCGCGGTCGGCCAGCTCGTAGACCTCACGGAGCGTCATCAGCTTGCCGGACATGTTGACCGCAGCCCAGATCCCGACCTGCTTTGTGAGCACGAAGTACGGGTGGGCCACGATCCACTCCGAGAAGTCCTCCACCTCCTGCAGGTAGTCGTAGTCCTTCTCGGGCTCCTCGCCGTCCCTCTCGGCTGCCTCCCTCGCCTCACGCTCCATGTCGGTCAGCTTGTTGAACGAGTCCGCCGAGAACTTCTGGCACTTCCACGCCGCTTCCGACCAGCGGTTCACGCCGATGAACAGGCCCTCCTTGACCATCGCGGCCAGCTCCCTGTCGAACCGGAGCGTGAGGATCATCGGCACAGTGTCGGCCTGAACCTCCTCGAACTCCTCCCAGTCGGTCGGGAAACCGGCCTCGTTGCGGGCGGTGACGATGCGGATCATTCGGGCTCCTAGACCACTCGACGGGCGGTGCGGACAACGACCTCAGCGACCTGCCGCTGCAGCGCTTCGGCTTCCTTGGTGAACTGCGCGGCACCCTTACCGGCGGGCACCGACTGCGGCTTGGTTCCGCGGTGCCATCGGCCCCAGTCCGGGTGGCGAACTAAGCCCGCCTCGAACTGACCCATGAACATGCCGAGCTTGTTCGCGAGCTGGATCTTGACGCCCTTGCGGAGGTCGACCAGCAGGGAGACGCGGCCCTGGTCGCGGACCTTCGCAGCCAGCCCACCGGCCTTGGGCATCGCATCCCCGATCGCGGCAAGGATGCGATCACCGACAGGCTTGCTCGCGACCCGGAGTTCCTTCCGCATCTCCAGCACGATCTTCCGGTTCTCCGGACCGAGGAGCTTCGCCGCTTCCTTCTTGTACTCCGCGGTCCTGACCTCGATCCGGGCCACGAACTAGAAGGTCGTATCGGTCGAACGGGTTGTGATCCACAGGGCAGCGGTGGAAGCCGCGGCCTTGCGCACCTCGAACGAGATCGTCGCCGCGGGCTGCTTGCCATCGGCGTTCGGGACCAGCGGGTCGGAGATCCGGCAGGCACCCATCACGAACTGGATCAGGTCCGTACCGGCCGCGAAGTTCGCCACCAGAGGGAGAGTCCCGTTCGCACGCCACTGCGTCCGCAGAGCCGCGATCTGGGCGATGTAGTCGCCCTCGATCTGCCCCGTGATGGTCTGCCGGGAGACCGTGGGCTGAGCCTTCAGGCCCGTCCCGCCAGCCCGGAAGTCCTCGGTGTCCAGGTCGTTCTCGATCTTCAGCGAGAAGGACTTGATGCCGTCCAGGGCGGTGATCGCGGAACCCACTGCGATCGTGGTCGGCTCGGTCAGGGTGCCGGTCGACATCGAGAACCCGGCGAACGTGAACCGGTTCGGGTAGGTGATCGACGGCGAGCCCTTCGCGATGACCGTCGACATCGTCTGCGCGTCCCACTCGGGCGTCATCGTGAGCACGCCCTTGTTGTCCATCTTGAACTCAAGGGACTTCACGACGCACCCGATGAAGGTATCCACGTCGAACGTGGTGCCGTCGAGCTGGGGGCGGGCCAGCTGGAGGGTCAGCGCGTCGAACAGGGCATTCGAGCTCGGGGTGAAGTTCTGCTGGTAGATGCCACCGGAGACCAGCGTCGAGACGCCGGCGCCGAGGGCGGCCTTGTAGAACCGGCCGAACCCCTTCGCCTTCACCTCGTGGTCGATGCTCCCGCCCGCGGTCTCGGTCGCCCGGTAGGTGTCGGTGTCCAGTGCCACCGAGCCGGGGTAGATCGCGTCCGACTCGGAGTCGTTCGGAATCCAGCCCAGACCGGGGTTGCCCGAGTAGGGGTGCCAGCGGTCCAGCGTCTGCGCCGTGCTGTAGGCGGACTGGGGCGCTGAGGACATCAGCTGCGCGTCGCGGTAACCCATGATCAGACCTCCTCGGTGTTGGTGATCGGCTCGGGCTCAGGGGTGGGGTCCTCGGCCGGGCGCGAGGCGGCATCAAGTTCGGCCAGGTGGTCGGAGATGAACTTCGCTGCCGCTTCCTGCTCGGCCTTCGGTGCCTTGTCGACCAGCTCCCAGTTCAGGGTCTGGATGACCAGCAGGGCGGCGACCTCGTCCGGGACGTCGACCACCTCGCCGACCTTCACGAGCTGCATCCCGAGGGCGGCAACCCGCACGTCGCCCAAGGGGTTGATGTTCTTGATCTTCATTGGTTCTCCCTTAGGGGGTCGTGGCTTGATAGGCGAGGCGGAACAGCAGGTAGGCGGTACATCCGCCGTCGATTCGGAAGGTCGAGAGTTCGTAGGACGAGAGGTGTAACTCCCACAGGCCGGTAACCCCGAGCAGATCTACGTCGGAGTAGTTGTCGACCACGAACCGTCCGACGGCGGCGCGGATCGCGAAGACGTTGGCGATGACTTCAGCCATGTCGTCGGACCCATTCACCGACCAGGCGGACAGGGAGATGTCGCCGACGTCGTCGAACCCATCCCGGGTCATCGACGTACGCCACTCGATGTTGCCGGTGGCAGCCACACTGGGGCTATTCGCCTCCGGGTCAGTCACGCCGATCCCGAGGTAGTCGCCGCTGGATAGGCCGGCCGGATCGCTGAGCGACACCTCGACGTCCTCAAGAACGTCGGGCAGTTGCGCGAAGAGGGCGAACATCAGATCTGGGACGACCGTGAACTGCGGGCCGGCCATCAGCCAACCCTCGGCGCGAGCAGGTAGTCGCGGCCGGCTTCGAGTGCCGGGAAGGGCACGAGGAATCCGACGGGGTCGGTGCTGGCGGAGGAGCGGAACTTGCCCACGGTCTTGAGCCACTGTTGGCCGATATGCAGTGCCATCGAGCGTGCCCAGGCGGGAGCGATTGCGGCAGTATCGGTGGCGTCGAAGTAGCCAGTGAGGTAGCTGACCGACAGGTCGGTGTAGATGGGGGTCCGTGCCTTGAGCTTGAGCACCTGACCCTCGGCGACCCAGTCGGTGAGGGTGTAGGGATTGGCGGGGTAGTAGGCGCTCACGTCGGTGAGGCCTCGCGTTACCCGGTACTGCAAGCAAACCTCAGTGGCACCCTGCACCTCGACGCGCTCGCCGACGATGGCGGTCCATGCGATCGGGCCGCAGAGGTTCTCGACCTTCCCGCATGCGACGTCGGCAGCGATGGTGAGTAGCGGATCATCGCCGGGCTTCTGGTTGCTCACGAAGGTCCGCAGGTCGTCAGGTGTGATCCAAGACATCGGGGCCTCCTAAGCCGAAGATCCGGGGCCGGCGCCTTCATGGGCGCCGACCCCGGGTTGGGATCGGATCAGGCGGTCGGGGTGACCTGGAAGGTCTTGAATGCGCCGGCGTCCTGGAGGGTGCCGTCGTACCGGGCGAAGCCGAAGAACCCGACCTGCAGGTTGTCGGCGTAGCGCTCGGTCAGGCGCATCAGCTGCACGCCTGCGACCTCACGGACGATGTACGCCTTCTTGATCGAACCGAAGCCCAAGGACTTCGAGTTCTGCGCGACCGTCGCCAGGTCGTTGTTCATCAGCACCGGACGCCCGATCAGGGTGTCGGGAACGTTGGCCTGCAGCGAGGGCTCCCAGATGGGACGGCCCGTGGTATCCACCAGCTTGCGGATCGCCTTGCGGGCGGTCTGGTGCATCATCCACTTGCAGTCGGGATCCGCACCGTAGGCCGGGTCGAGCGACTCCATCAGGTCGATCAGGTTGGCGTACACGATGCCACCCGTGGTCGCCAGCGAGCCGGAGCCAGTCACCGTGGCAGCCGGGAGGGCGATGCCGTCGGGCTGAGTGGTGCCAGTGCCGACCGTGAACTGTGAGTTCAGGATGCGGCCGAGGCGCTCCCCCAGCTTGCGGGCCAGCCATGTGTCCGCGTTCGGGCTGTCCTGCAGGAACTGCAGCGACGCGAGGACGAGCTTCGACGTGTACATGTACGCGTCGAGCTGGCCCTGCCCGTAGGTGACGTCCTGCGCGGTGATGGTCGCGTTCTCAGCGAGCAGCGCACCCATGTTGCCGGTGTCGTCGTTGGTCGGCCAGGTCATCGTCGCACCGGTGTCGGTGTTGATGAACTCGGACTCGACCAGCATCGGGCCGTAGTACTTCATGGTCTCGATGACGACCTGACGGAAGCCGGGCGCGACGGTGAACCCACCGGCCGCACCGGTGCCGACGCCGGCGGCGTTGCTGATCCGCTTGTCGGCCTCGAACTTGGCGTCCATGATCTGCCGGTCCTCGCCGCGCAGGCTGCCCATCCCGTTGCGGATGAACTTGTTGAACGCGGCCTCGAACTTGGCCTCGTCGATGTCGACGTCCTCGACCTGGTCGAACAGGCCGGATGGGGCGTCGGTGCTGCGCTCGAGCTTGGCTTCGAGCTTGGCCTGCTTCTCGTCCCGCTCGATGCGGTTGCTGAGGGCGTCGAGGTCGGCTTCCATCTTGTCGTAGGAGGCCGCCTCCTCGGCGGTGAAGTCGCGGTCAGCGGCCTTGGCCACGCCGTTGAGAGCCTTCATCTGCTCCCAGATGTTCGCCCGCTGTTCGCGGAGCTTCATCGTGTCAGACACGGTTGTTCCTTTCCTCCCGCAAGCGGGCTTTCCCGGGCAGCCTGATGCCGCCCAGGTGGTCTGGTTTCTGTGGTGGATCAGCCTCAGTCGAGGCCGTGGTACTTCCGAATGCCCTCCGCGTGGGAATCTCTCCGCGAGGGGAACCCGCCCTTGGCGGCGATCATCGGCGCCGGCGCCTCATCCCTGCTGGAGTACTTCCACTCCGGCAGCGCATCCTTCGCGGCCGGGGCGTCAACAGGTTCTCCGGCGATCGAGTCAGCCAAACCGGAGGACAGCGCCTCGTCGGCGGAATACCACGACTCGGCGAGCATCGCTGTGCGCCAGTCCTCGGTCGTGCCGCCGGCCTTCGCCGCGTAGATGGAGGCGATGTTGTTGCTCAGCCGGTCAAGCAGGTCGCCGGCCTTGCGCATGTCGGTGGCGTCGCCAATCGTGATGCCCCACGCGTCGTGGATCATCAGCTGTGTATTCGCGCCCATGATCAGCTCGTCGGCGCCGGCGGCCAGGAAGCTGGCAGCGGAGGCGGCCAACCCGTCGACCACCGCGACCACCTTCGCCGGGTGGGCACGGAGCTGGTTGAGGATCGCGACCGCCTCGAACACCTCGCCACCCGGGCTGTTGATGTGCAGCCTGATCGTGGTGGTATCGCTCGGCAGTGCCGCGAGCACGGTCGCGAACTCCTTCGAGCTCACACCCCAGTCACCACCCCAACTGTCGATCGGGTCGTAGAGCCGGAGCACGACCTCGCCGGGGGTATCGCCCTCGGCCGGCGGAACGTAGTTGAGGACGGACGCCCGGGTACCCGGTGCGGGCATCTCATTGCGGAAGCGGAAGCGTTCAGGCATTGGGGACTCCTGTCGTGGGATCGGTCGCGCCGAGGGCGGCCATGTTGAGAGGCACGTAGTGGACGTCGCCGCCAGCAACCGGGGCCATGTCCTCGAACCGGAGGATGTCGTTGACCGAGAAGACCCCGATCCCCCACATCTCGCGATAGAAGGCTGAGCGTGCAGCCGAGTCGCCACGCAGCAGGCCCTCGACGCTGAACTTCGCGTAGGCCGGTTCAGGCGGCAGCATCTTGGTGAACCGCTGCTCGAACCGCTCCAGCCAGGACCGCAGGGTGAACTTCAGGAAGCCGATCTGCTGCTGCTCGATCCCGGTCCCCCAGCTCGTCGACTTCTCGGTGGAGTTGAGCATGAACGAGGGCACGCCGTACCAGCGTCCAATCTCGTCAATCTGGAAGCTCCGGGACTGGAGAAACTGGGCGTCCTCGGGCGGGATCGTCAACTGCTGGTACTTCAGGCCGCCGTCGAGGAAGATCGTGTCGAACGCCTTGTCGAGGCCGCTGCGCTTCTGCTTCCACTGGGCTGCGAGCGCCTTCATCTGCGGATCGCCGATCGACTTCTCGGTGGTTACGATGCCGGTAGACAGGGCGCCGTTCGCGAACAGCCGTGCGCCGAACTCCTCAGCCGCCAGTGCCAGGCCGAGACTCTGCCGAGCGGCCTTGATCGCGGACATGCCCTTAGTGCCGTCGTAGCCGAAGCCGGGGATGTGGAGCACTCGTGCCCGGTCGTCGGCACCGCGGAGGTTGGCGTCGGTGAACTCGCCCTCCATGCCGTCGATCTCGTAGTACTTCGATCCGTCCTTCTTGTGCCGGCAGGGCTTCACCTTCGAGGGGTGCATCGGGATCAGCTTCGGCTCGTTCCTGACTCCGGAGAAGGTCAGGAACGCGTAGGCATTGCCCCAGAGGAGCACGTGACCCAGCAGCAACTCCAGCCACTCGAACCGGGTCATGTCGGGGTGCGGATTGTCGAGCAGCATCGCAGCGCGACTGCCTGCGGGCATCTGCTCCCGGGTGTCCCCAACGGTCTTGTACGCGTGCAGCGGGAGTGCCGCGATACTGCCTGCGATCAGGTTCACCGCACGCCAGACGGCTGCGATGGTGAGCGACTTCTGCTCGTTCACGAACGGGCCGGCGTTCGAAGGCAACCCATCGAACAACTTGGATACCTCGGCGGAGGAGATCGGCACTTGCGGGTTCTCCAGCGAGTTGCGGATGAGTGGGGCGAACAGGGTCACGCTGACTCACCACCCTTCGGGGTTTCAGTGGGCGGGGTGAGCGCCGCGGTGCGGATCAGGGACACGCCGCCCAGGACGGCCGAGACTGCGAAGGTGACCAGCGCCCAAGGCCAGCCGGCCAGGACGAAGGTTGCGGTGATGCCGGCCGCGATCGCCAGCACCACCAGCACCAGGCCGGCGAGTTCGATACGTTCGGGATTCACGCCGCCCCTCTCGTCACCAGATGTGCGGACCGGACTCCCCGACCCCAGATAGGGCGGCGGTCATCGCCACCACTGGACCGATCTCGCCGTCGGACTTCCGACGACCCCACCGGTTACGCTCCTCGCCGACACTGACCAGCACCGCCGACCCGACGGCGAGGTCGAGTTCGGTCTGGCCCAGGTGGGCCAATTCCTCCATCGCGATCGCGTCGACCACGTCGGCTACCGCTTCGGGCCAGTCGCCCGGCTGGATGTACTCAACCCGGAAGCCGAGCCGCTCCAGCCTCGGGCCGAATGTCTCCGCCTGGCTCTTCGCAAGGATCCTGACCTGCGCACCGGGGAACGCCTTCGCCAGCTTCTTGAACCGCGGCAGCAGCCACGTCGTGCCCGGCCGATGGTCGAGAGTCAGCTCGCCGTCCTTGCCCTTGCGGGTCGTCAGCTCGGCATGCTTACGTCCGTCGGCGTTCATGCCGGCGGCGATGATCGAGGACCACGACCGGATCGGGTTCACGTCCAGGCCGAAGATGACCTCACCGACGATGTTCGACCCCGGGTTCTCCAGCGCCGTCCATGACTCCTCTTCGATGCCGACCAGTGCGTCATCCCCGGTCGGCTCGTCCCAGTAGCCCAGTCGTTCCCGGCCGAATTCGCCGGGGTCGAGTGAGCGCCGCTCGTCGCGGACATACTGGATCGTGATCCGGCCGCGGTGCAGGCCGACACTGCCGCGCCACCAGCGAGGCTCATCGTCATAGCGGCATCCGGTGACCTGACCGTAGATGTGCGTGCACTCGGGCCCGGCCGCACACTCGCCGCCGAGGTCGTCACAGAACTCCATGTAGAACAACCGGGGCTCGGCGGCGAGGTCCATCGCGCGGCCGCGGTCCCGGAGTGAGCGGGCTCGAGCGGATCCGCCCAGCCCGGCCGAGGTGGCGCCCAACCGCTGGGCGTCGGGGAACGTCGACATGGCGGGCATCAGGGTGCCCTCGTGGGTCTTGGTGACGTAGAGGTACTCGTCCCAGATCTGCTTCGCGGACTTGCGCCCACGACCCGCCCGGGTGGAGCGGGTGACGAACGGGAAGTGGCGGCCGCGGTTGTACTGGCCACCCTTCAGGATGATGTCCTCTGAGCCCTCGCCGTCCTTGATCTGCAGCACGTGGCGCGACAGCGTCGGGGTGCCCTCGATCCGCCCAGCCAGATCCTCGAAGTTCTCCCGGGCCGTCTTGTGCTGGTGAGCCGACCACGTCGCGGCCGGCTCGCAGGTGACGAACATCCAGCCGAGGAAGACCTGCTCACACAGCACCGACTTGAACGTCTGCCGTCCGCCGACCACCAGACCCTCGAAGACCACCGGCAACCCGCGTCGCTCACCGAACATCGCATCGATGCCGAGCTGCTGCTCGAGGTCTGGCGGGATCTCGGCAACCTCCGCGATCTGCGCGACCTTCGCACCGAGCGTGTAGTCGTAGGGCGGGGAGAGCAGGTAGGCCGGCTGCAGCAGGTCAGGCGCCGGCATTGGCGAACCGCTGCCGCATGGCGATAACCTCGGCCTGCACCGTGCCGACCAGGTCGTTCTCGGCGTCGGGAGCCTTCTCCCGGACTGCGGCCGCAGTGACGGTGATCAACTGCTTGGAGATCGAAGCCAGCGCCGAGCCCGTGTCGGTCGCCTGGTCGAGCCGTCGTGCCAGCACGAGCGCCTGCTGCCCCAGCGAAGTGCCGAGGGCGTCGCCAAGCTCGCGGGTCGTCGCCTTCTCCACCCCGCCGGCACCCGGAGTCGTGGGCGCCGTGGGAGCTGAGGCCTTGGTTTTACGTCCCACCATCGACACCACCGTGGCGTCGGCGGCGAGCTGGGCGTCGGCGGCGTTGGCCTTGGCCTTACGAAACGCGCGGCTCCGACATGTGGTTGAGGCGAACCGTCCGTCGCTGCGCACGGGGCTGAACTCGACCCCACACCCGCACTCGCAGAGCTTGGCCATGCCGCCACCCCCTCTGGTGCAACGCGCAACGCAACGCAACGTCTCTAAGTTCAAGCG